TTACAAGTTAATTTTATTAGCTATGTGTATGTTAATAACATAGAAGTTAGATAAATAAGCATGAGGACCTTTAAACGATTGTATTATCACAGAACTTCTCCAATGTTTTTAAAGTTGTAAGTAACTTCTGTGTTATTAAGGCAGTATGCCTTTTTTAGTATATAGTTATACTATCGGTATAGAAATAAGTAGGTGAGAAGTGTTATTTGTTAATAAGCTAATAGTACTGTAGTAGTAAACTATTAGTAAACTATTAGTAAACTATTAAAAGACAGTAATCTGATACTTAAATAGTCTATTCTAGACACATACAGATATTATAAGATACAACATACCAGTTAAGACAATACAGCTTATTAAGAGTATGTATAGCTCGATATAGAGTATAAGAGATATTAACATATTAATACATTACAAGGAGGTATAAGAGTATGTATATTATATAAGAGTGTATGTAGTTTGTTATAAGATAATCAATACGTGTGCGTGCGCGTATATAACGCACGTATGTGCGCGTGCGCCTTGAGGATTTGTAAAGCGTTGAGGTACAAGGCTCTTTAAGGATACTATCCAGATTTGTGTATTTGTGTATTTGTGTATAAACAATAAGCCCTGCTACCCGAAGGTAGCAGAGCATAGAGTTACTTACTGGAAGAATCAAGGAGCTTGAGTTTGTGAGCAGCGATGCGTGCTTGGAGGTCGATGCGTTTGATGTCAGCGTCATTAGCTGAGGTGTCCTTGATGATGGACGTTTGGGATTGAAGAGCTGAGGCCATGTCATCAATTGCAGTGGCGAGCTTAGTGGTAGCACCGAGTATGACGGTTGCTGATGTGAATAGGCCTGTGAAGGTAGACCATAGGGTAGCCTTGTCGGTTGTAGTCATGGTGTGACTCCTAATAGGTGAGGACTTAAGTGCCCGTTGCTAAGGCGGTACCGCCTATAGTTGTTTGAAAAACGAGGAGTGAAAAGTTACAGGTATCGGGGGGTGGGTTTGCTTTTTAGGCTCTTGTGGAGCAGTACTGCACTGTTAGGTAGGTGTAACCAAAACCAATACTGCAAAATCTACCTACACACGTAGCTTTGTAGCTTTGTAGCTTTGCAGCGAATCCCAAATTACAGATCCCGATAACATGCCTATACCTTTTCCCTTGACAAAGTTTTCTAAATATATAATATATGAATTCTGTGTATGTGCATTCTAACCCTTTAGGAGAAACAAGTATGAAAAAATTTATTAGTGTGAAATTGGTAGATGGGGAACCTATGACCCGTGGTGATTATAACAAATACAGAGGCTGGACTATTCCTGCTGATGAGAATCCAGAAGACCCTGGCTATTTAGTTAAGTATGAGGATGATTATATTTCCTGGTGTCCTAAAGTTTACTTTGATAAACACACTTTACCTATCGTTGGCGAAAAGAATACTATTACTCAGGCAGATGTTGATAATTTCATTGGTTCAGCTACTGCAAATACCCTCAAAGTATTTGGTGTGGAAAAGTCCACCATACTCACTGTTGTTTTAAAGAATGGCTTTGTCATGCATGAAACAAGTTCCTGTGTGGACCCAAATAATTACAATGAGCAAGTGGGTGCAGATGTATGTATGGAAAAGATCAAGGATAGGATTTGGTTTTTACTTGGGTTCCTTTTACAGAGTGGGGTAGATGGTTTTAAGGCGGTGAAATGATGAACTCTGTCATGCAGTATTTTAACTATGAGCATTTGCCTGTAAAGTTACAGGAGATTAGTAAGCCAATTTGTGACATAGCTCGGGAGTACGAGAATAACCTCCCAGACAGTGCAGAGAAGAGTGCTGGATTACGTAAACTATTAGAAGCCAAGGATTGCTTGGTAAGGGCGGCGTTGTAATGAAGACTTTAGGTAATATAGATGTCAATAGTGGCAAGAAAAACGTTAAGGATACCGTGGTATTTGGTGATGGAGATATGTTCCAATTACTGAGTAAGGCATCCAGTGAAAAAGAGGGTTGGATGGAATCCACCAAGGCCTTGGAGACTCCGGTTGGGTGTGTAATTCAAGTAACAACTCAGCAGAGGAACCCTGATGGCTCTTATGCATTGGCTGAAGCTCTTACCTTTGTGCCTGGCGTGAGGGTTAATTCCAATGCAGCAGGTAAGAAGTTGGTGTTGATCTGATGGCTACTGAAGAGGGTCCTAATCTGTGTAAGTGCTGTGCTACTAATCTTGAGATATTCCCTAAAGTAACATGTAAAGGAAATCCTTTTAGTGAAGGTAATTGTAAGACTGAGTGTAGCAGGTATATGACAGAAGAGGATAGTGAAAACATACTGTCTGTTGTTTTTAGGTATCCCGATGAACATAGGGCTGTCAAAAAACTGGAAGATGCTCTTTTTTGGCTGAAGCATAGTATTCGAAAAAGAGAAAGGGAGAGAGTCAGATGCAACCAATGACAGAGAATGAATTTAAAGAAGCTCTACCTGTAGAGTTTAAGAAGTCAGTTAATCCTATATTGATGAAACAGGTTAATGGTATTTTGGCTGATCCAGAAACCATGCAATATTTTAGGGAGAATCTACTTAGCTATACCAGTGTAATGAAAGAGGGTAGATTTAAGACCAGTCAGTACATTAATGCTATTAGGTACGTAAGTTTTAAGTTATTTGGTGCATCTAATAAAGATGCATATGCAAAGACTTTCCCTGAGAAGATGGTGTATTACAAGAAGCAAGGAACATCATCTAAGGACATTGCCAGCTATTCCACTGCGTATAACAAAACCAAGTTAGTGAATCTTATATTTGCCCAGACAATGATTCCTGTGCATATTTTGAATGCTTCTACTTTTCAGGCAGCATTAAACGTTCAGGCTGGATTGATGATGACAGCGTATTCAGAGAAGGTTAGGTGTGATGCAGCAGATAGTGTATTGAAGCACCTTAAACCTCCTGAGATAAAAGCTCAGGTTGAGTTGGATATTGGTACTCGTCAGGATAAGACTCTTGATATACTTAGAGATACTACCTCTGCTTTAGTTAATCAACAAAAAGCAATGATGCGTCAGGGTACGTCGGTTAAGGATATTGCTGAAGGAGCCTTAATTGTCGTTAACTCTTAAGGAGAACTTGGCTACGCTTGTTGAAGAGTTGGTTGAAGATGAGGAGCGTGTTGTTAACCAGAAAAGCGTAGAGGATTGGTTGAGAGATATCAGTTATGAGGAAGATCCTAACTATATGCCTACGGATTTTGCTTTGGAGTTTGTCAATTTTATTAAATTAGTGAATGGTGATAGTGGTGAGGAGAATGTCACTCCTGTAGTCCATTACAAGATGTTGGATAACATTCAGCATAATGACAAAGACACAATTAATATGTGCCACCGTGGTGTAGCAAAAACCAGTGTTCTTGGTACTTATTTGATACTGTATTGTGCTGTATATGGGGATATTCCTGGATTCGGTAAAGTACCATATGTTTTGTATGTATCTGATGCGGTAGAGAATGGTATTAAGAAGATGAGGAAGGATTTAGAGTTTAGGTGGGATAACTCTGAATTCCTTCAGGAGTGGTTACCACACAAGCGACTCACAGATGTGAGATGGGAGTTTGCAAATAAGGATGGTGTGTATTTTGTCTGTAGCGGGCACGGGGCCAAAACAGGCGTGAGAGGTACCAGAGAGTTGGGTACTCGACCATTACTTGCGATACTTGATGATTTAATTTCTGATGATGATGCTCGTTCCCCTACTGTTATTTCTTCTGTTGAGGACACAGTTTATAAGGCAGTGGATTACGCATTACACCCAGCCAGGAGAAAGATTGTTTGGAGTGGTACACCATTTAATGCAAAGGATCCGTTGTATAAGGCAGTTGAGTCTGGTGCATGGCATGTAAATGTGTACCCAATTTGTGAGAAGTTTCCTTGTAGTCGTAAAGAGTTCAGAGGTTCCTGGGAGGACAGATTTAGTTTTGATTATGTACAGAAGCAGTATACTAAAGCCTTATTGTCTAATAAGATAGACACGTTCAATCAGGAGTTGATGTTGCGTATTATGTCGGAAGAGGATCGGTTAATTACAGATGATGAGATTATATGGTACAGCAGGGACCTGTTGATCCAAAACAAAGACGCATACAATTTCTACATCACTACTGATTTTGCAACCAGTGATAAGCAATCGGCTGACTTCTCAGTAATATTCGTTTGGGCATACAATGCTAAAGGACAGTGGTTTTGGGTAGATGGTATATGTAAGAAACAGACCATGGATCACACCATGAATGATTTGTTTAGGTTGGCTCAGAAGTGGGATCCTCAGCAAGTAGGTATTGAGATCAGCGGCCAACAGCAGGCATTTATTCCTTGGATTCAGGATCAAATGATGGTACGTAAGATATGGTTTAATCTTGCGAAGGATAAAGATCAGACCAAACCTGGGATCAGACCAAACACAGATAAGATGAAAAGATTTAATATCGTTGTTCCTTGGTTCAAATCCGGAATGATATTCTTCCCGCGTGAAATGAAATTGATGCCAATTATGGGTGAGACCGTTGATGAGTTATCGTTGATATCACTTAAGGGGATGAAAAGTAGAAATGATGATACCAACGATTGTGTATCAATGTTAGCCAATTTATCACCATGGAGACCAAGTGAACAATTACCTCTTCCAGAAGAAGAACTAAATATGTGGGAGACAGAATCAAAAGATAGTGGTATAAGTGGAATTGATTCGTATACTCCTTAAAGGAAAAACAGATGGTATTACAAGAATTGTTCGATGAACTGGCAACCGGGGAGTTCTCCAATTTAGCGATTGGTAATTCCATTAATGGTTCAATTGAACCCGATGCTTACAAGAAGGTGATAACACAAATCAATGGTGGCTTGCGGGAAATCTACAAGAGGTTTTTGTTAAGACAAAAAACACTACTCATTGCTCGACCACTTGGTACGACTGAACATTTTCTGAGGGATGCCAATACAGCTATTACTGTGAGTGTAGAAGCGGAAGGTGAGACTCCTACAGTTGCTGATCTTTGTCGGGTGATAGATGTTTACGATCCGTTGGAAGAAACACTTGTTTACCTGAATGACCCAAACCAACCATTAAGTGTGTTTACCAAAGGGCATGACCATATAATCATAAAGGACCCACTTCCGGTAAACTTAGGTGTTGTGTATCAAGCCTACTATCCCAGGATTGTTTTAACGGAAACTTTTAACCCTGAAGAGTATGTCCTGTATTACCCTGAATATATTTCTTATGCCTTAAAGTGTTATGTGGCTTCGGAACTATTCACTGGTAAAACATCCAAGGCAACTGAGGGTGAGGCTCAAATCTATAACACTTTTCATGGTAAATTTGAAAAGGCATGTAGACTTATTGAAGACAAGGGTTTTGCAGAAGATGTCACTATTGAGAATAGTAAATTTGTAGATGGAGGATGGGTATAATGGTTCCAGGTAACTATGACATGACCATCTTTAAAGGTGGTACATTCGCAATCACAATGTCTGCTAAGAATAAGCTTGATATGCCTATGAATTTTAATAACTACGATGAGATTCGTATGCAGATAAGACCCACTTGGGCAAAGTCTCCATACACCGAAGAAGCCTTGATGGATCTAACTGTTGCTAACGGTAGGATTGTTATACCTGGTGATGGTTTGTCTTTATCATTGAATATTGATGCCGCAGATACTGAAGTAATAACATTCAAAGATGGTAAGTATGGCCTTGAATTAATCAAGTATGTGGACCTTACAGCTAATCCAGAAATTCCTGTAGAGATTGTAGATAAGTTCTTTACGGGTTTGATTGCTGTTGTAGGCGAGGTGATTGAATGAGTGACGAAATTGTAATTGTAGAGGTGGAACCAACCAGTGTAGATGTGCTTGCTGATACAGGTACTCCTATAGTAACAATTACAGATGACACAACCGGTTTAGTGTCAGTTGTAGACGCATCACCTGTAGTGGCTACTTTGGTGGATGAAAGACCTATTGTAGTGGTTCGTACTGGTAGTGGTGGATCCATGGATCTTTCATCTATTATGACTATGCTTACAGGACGGTTAACTACAGGTCATATGGATCCAAATCTGTATAGTGATTTTAATATGTTACGAGATCTTTGGGCAAGAATAGGTACTGATCTTCTTCTTACTTATCCGGAAGGTGTAGCCATTCAGGAGGCAGGAAGATCATACACAACCCAGTCGATTACGGATGCAGTTAATGACATAACAGTTTCCACCGATGGGAAGATTGAGGCTAACACCACTTTGGTTCAACAGACAGAGTTGGCTATTACTCAATCGGTGAATCAATTCAAGCAGGATACAAATGGTACTTTTTTTACACATGACACCAGGATTACCCAGACAGCCGCCGAAATTGCAAGTACTGTTCTCGCCTTGGAAAGTACTGATGGTCTTGTTAGTTTGGCTCGATCTGATATTGATCAAAATGCAACTAATATTGATCTTAAAGTTACCCAACAACAAGTTGATGAAAGTGGTACTATAGTTACTCTTGGGTCAAGAATCTCCCTTACAGAAGCAACCATTGATTTGGCTGTTGAAGCTTTTGATGAAACCACTGGGCGTGTATCTGCTGCTGAAATTGCAATTGAAAGTAATGCAATTACTTTATCTGCCAGTAGCCAGTATTTGTCTCAGAAATTAGAAACTGTACAAACCATTCTGGATAACCAATGGGGTGTAACCGTTGAAGAAGATATTAACGGAAATTCTTATGTCGCTGGTTTTAGTTTACTTTTACACCCTACATGGGCTTTAGGTGAAGGTTATGATGTAGATGATACTGTTTATTTCTATACTGATGGTGCTGATAAGGCATTTGAGTGTATACTTACAAATATCGGTGATATCACAAATTCTCCCAGTAACGCCATTTATTGGACTGAAATACCAGGTGGGGCCAAATCAGTATTCACAGTTAATGCCGAACAGTTTCAAGTTACTGGACCTAATGGTGGTCCTGTTCCTTTGTTTCTGGTAGATGGTGTAACCAATGCAGTTACAATTAATGGTGCCCTTGTTGTTCAACTTATTAAATCTGATACTTGGGAAACTCGGGAAACTACAGGTGATTCTGCTTTTAAATTAGATCCAGAAACAGGGCTTGCAGAATTTGTCAATATGATGATGACATTCTCTAATGGTACTGCTAAAACTGATGCACAAGCTGCTTTAGATATTGTTCCGATACTCTTTCTTTGGGAGGGTGACGAACCAATAAATCTCCAGACAACCATTGTCGGAGCTGATGAATGGCTCTTTGATGGTGGGTTAGACGGTGGGTGCCTGATCCAGCTTGAAATTCCTGATGCTTTTGAGGGTATACTTGACGTTGCCCTGAATGGGGAAAATTTGATAGTAACAGATTGGGAGAGTGGAAGTCTTATAGATGAGGTGGCCCAGGTAATTGATTTGAATGAAGAAGGTGAAACGATAGATTTAGGGGGATTAGTCTAAATGGCATTAGCTAAAAAAGCAACAGCATTACAAATCCGAAGTGGGACAACTATAGAGACCGATTCGTTTACGGGTCTGAAGAGTGAAATCACTATTGACACAGACAAGAAGGCTATAGCTGTTCATGACGGTGTAACTCCTGGTGGTTTTATTGTTGGGGAAGCACAAACACTTGCAACAGAAGCAGATGTACTACTCACGCATGCAGACGTTGTACTTACACACGCCGATGTTGAACTCACGCATGCAGACGTTATATTAGCAGAGGCTGACAAAGTACAAACTGGATTGGACGCAACAGCGACTGCCGCTGATCTGGTACAAACCAATCAAGATACCCTTGATACTGCCGCTGATGTTCTTTCTATTGCAGAATCAGAAGCAGCAACCGCAGCAGATGTTGTATTGACGAATGCTGATGTTCTTTCCTCCGAAGATTCCAATTTAGAGGCAAATGACTGGGCAAACAGAGCAGAGGATTTATTGACCAGGACGTTTCTTGATGGCGTAGGGACAAACAGGGCAGCAGGTAATTATTCAACTCTCCATTGGAAAGCTAAAACAGTCGCAGATAAGTTATTGACTGATGCTGACAGCGCACAGACTGCTTCAGATCGGGTTGCTACCGCAGCAGATAGGGTGGTGACATCCCAGGATGCCTTAGACACAGCAGCGGATGTGGAGCTTACTAATGCAGATGTAGTGTCTACTAACGCCGATGTTGTTACTTCTGGTGCAGCAGAGTTAGCAGCAGAGTTAGCAGAGACTAATGTCGCAGCAGATTTAGTTCTTACAAATGCAGATGTGGTTTCAACAAATGCAGATGTGATTTTAGCTGGGATTGCGGAGACCGGGTCGTTAGGTTATAGTAATGCCTCGGCAGCAAGTGCAGTACAATCGGCAGAAAGTGCGTTGGAAACTTCTCATGATCTTGATGGTGGAGTTGCCAGTTCAATATATTCAATAGGACAAAGTATAGATGGAGGAGGTGCGTAAAATGGCTGAGCGTATACAAATAAGACGAGACACAGCAGCTAATTGGACTAATGTAAATCCAGTTTTGGCTGATGGTGAGTTAGGTTGGGAAACGGATACGGGTTATATAAAAGTAGGAGACGGGACAACGGTATGGACAAGTTTATTATATATGATAATACAGGTAGATGATGCAGCGTATGGTGCTGGTTGGAATGGGGAAGCATCTTTAGCCCCAAGTCAAAATGCTGTATATGATAAGATTCAGACTTTAGCGTTAGCCGGTGTTAACCCCGACATAACCAGTATGACTAATCTTGATGATGGTGGGATACCACAGTCAGCAATAGCCTATACCGGGATAAATGACATAGGTATTGCAGGCAAGCAAGGATTCGGGGTAGGGATATGCCCTGCCGATCTTCTCCCCCCAGGAATGTCAGAGATGGCAGGAACACGCATTACTGGGCATGATGATTATGGAAATTATCAGTTTCAAGACGGATCAATTGATTGTTATGTACCTATACACTATATCAAAATCGGGTCAGGATTAAATGGCATACCAGTTAATCAATTTTCGACAGTTAAATACTTAGCTTTTGTGGATGAAACCGAAGCGAATACAGCAGGTTATTTTATACCAAGATGTTTTATTGATGGCGGATCAGTTCAAATGGGATACTTTGTGGACAAGTATGAAATATCCAAGAATGCTTGGGGAACAGGTTTTATTGGCAGCTCAATTAAAAACGGACTGCCTATTTCTACCGCATCGACTCACAATCCTATTGCAGACTTGACGGCTTGTGCTGGTAATTACTACTATGAAATGATTAATGCCGCCCATGCCCGAGATGGTGTTGATGGTGCTGTTAATGCTAACTCGAATTGGTTTGAAACATCCCGGTTTATTCACGTCAACCTTGCTATGCTCTCAATGGCCCACGGCCAGGCAGCTTCTGCAACAACTTATTGCGCATGGTACGACGGTGCTGGGGTAACTAACTATCCTAAAGGCTGTAATGATAATGCCTTGGGTGATGTGGATGATGGAACGGTACTGTACATTACTGATGGATATTCTAACTGCGGGAAAACGGGTTCAGGTGTTCCTTTTGCCAAGACAACTCATAACGGGCAAAATTGTGGTGTTGCAGACTTAAACGGTAATATGTATGAAATTTCTATCGGCGTGACTTCTGACGGTACAGATTATTTTGTTGCCAATGAATCAACGGCGATGAAGGATTTTACCGCAGGTAACTCTGGTGCTACTGATCACTGGGGGGCCACTGGTCTCGCTGCAATGATGACAGCTTTTGATATTCCTTATATGGCAGCGGGGGCTTGGGTCTATATGGGCTCTGGAACAAATCAAGTTCTATCGGAAGCATTAACCGGAAATGATGCTGTGCTTACTTCTTTAGGGCTACCAAAAGATTCTGGTGGGTATGATGCTACGGGTACTAATCAATTTGGTAAAGACGGAATGTATCAGTATCAATTGAGAAATGAACTATGCGTGCTATCCGGTTTGGCTTGGAGCGGCGGGTCCTCTGCGGGCGTTTGGGGTTCCCCTTGGAGCAGCGCTCGCGCGCTCTCGAACTACATCCTATCGGGCCGCTTCGCCTGTTACCCTGTATAAGGGTGCGATAGCACCCGGCTATAAGGAGTTAATATATGTCCGAACCTGCTCTTAACAGAAAATTTATGGAGACAATGAAATTGTTGAATGTATACCTAAATCACTTTCCATCCCATGAAAAATACGCACTGTCAAATCAGATCAGAAAAACAGCGTATAATTTATATGATTTTATCACTGAAGGGCAGAAAAGATATTACAAAAAGACCACCTTAACAAATTTAGATATCAATCATGAAAAACTAAGAATGCAAATTTACTTGGCGTATGAACTGGGATATTTCAATTTTAAAGATGGTAAGAATTCTAAAAAGAACATTGAAAAGAGAAGATTTACAGCCATTTCCAGGCGAGTAGATGAATTAGGAAAAATGATTGGCGGATGGATAAAAAAGATTAAAGAGCAAAACCAATGGAAATAAAGGGAATGCCATTAACATGCGTGATATCCGGTTTGAATTGGAACAACAGGTCCAATGCAGGCGTTTGGAGTTCCAATTGGAACAACAATCGCACGAACTCGAACAACAACATATCGGGCCGCTTCGACTACAATACCTCAAACCCAGAACCTTGGGACAGTGGAATTACAGGGATGGTGTTTCCTGCATTATGCGAAATCAACAAGACATGCGTTTTTGGTAGGCCTTTATGGTTCGAAGATCAAGCATGTTTAAATCGGGGGTAATTTGAAACGAGTAGGAAATTTGTTTGAAATTATATTCAGCAGAGAAAATCTTTATCAAGCATACATTGATGCCCGAAAAGGTAAACGGAAAAAGCAGGCGTGTTTTAATTTTGAAACATCCCTTGGCAGTAATCTGGAATCTTTATATGTAGAAATCCATAGCGGGGGTTACCAACCAATACCCTATAAGAAATTTATAGTGTATGAACCAAAAGAACGCATAATTTACGCACCTGCGTTTCGGGACACAGTAGTACAGCATGCTATTTATCGGGTTGTTTATCCAATTTTCGACAAGACTTTTATTGATCAATCTTTTGCATGTCGGAAGGGCAAGGGAACCCATTTATGTAGTCAACAGACACAAAAGTATATGAGATCATGTAGAGACGATGAGTATACACTGAAGCTTGATATACGGAAATTTTTCTATTCAATTAATAGAGCAATTCTCAGAAAATTAATTGAAAAGGAAATTAAAGACCAAAGATTGGTTGATATTATGATGCTATTTGCGGAGATGGATGCCTTAATTGGTATTCCTATCGGCAATCTGCTAAGCCAGTTATACGCATTAATTTTTATGAACCCAGTGGATCATTTTATCAAGCGTATACTTAAGATCAAAAAGTATGTTCGGTATGTTGATGATTTTATTTTGATTGGGCTTACACGGGACCAATGTCTTAAATACCGGGAAAGAATAATTGAATTTATTGATAAAGAACTGAAATTGAGATTATCAAAATCAACAATTCAGAAAGTCAAGAAGGGCTTGAATTTTGTGGGCTACAGGACATGGAAATCAAAGAAGTTTATTCGGAAATACAGTTTATACAAATTTAGAAAAATGGTGAAACAAAACAATCAAGCTGCTACAGTATCAATTTTGGGGCATGCAAAATACACTAATTCAATTTTTTACATGTTTAGCATTTTAGAGGAGATTAAAAATGATATTAAAATACCAAAAGGCTTTAGAAATTTTCGACGACAGGCACTCAACAACCTACACTCTCAGAGAACCTGACTACCAGGAGGACGATCCTCGCTGCACTGAGCTTTGCACAATAGGAGAAGACACTTATGTACATGTGCCTGACAGTGTTATTCTACCGGTCCAGCCGGAACAAATCACATTCTCAACCGTAACTCTTACAGATGCACTCAAGGCAGAGATCAAAGCGTTGTCTCCTCATGTTCAACTGTCATACTCCAGGCTCCAAGAGCGTATCAGGACAAAATATAATATAGAAGACGAGCAATATATTACACGTATTTCGGTTGGAGATTTATCCGGAACATATGTGATGCACGATGATGAGCCTGGATTGATCACAGTGTACCAGGCCTGGGTAGAAGAATGCAGAGAAATTGCCAGGTTGGAACGTGTTGGATTAGGTTTGGGTTAAAGTAAAAAACTAACAGGAGCTGAAAAATGACTAATGGACTGGACAGATAATTAGGAGTTGAACCAATGAAGACAATAACAGTTTTTGCTAAAAATCTACAGAAGACAGGGAACTCCTTGAAGATATGGTCGAGGGGCAGTACACCTGTAAGCATAACAGGTATTAAAGTCTTTCAGTCAGAGGAAGCTGGGGAGCTCGCAAAAATGTCTGCTCCTCATTCCCTTGAGTATGCTGCGGTGAATGCAGGGTCGGTCAATACTCTGGCGAATATCGTAGCAGCAGCCTATGCACAAGCTAAGGCAGATGCAGCCGAATTAGCAGCCAAAGGGCATACAGAAGCCTGGAGTGACTATGGCGCTGATGTGACCGGCTCTAATATCGCATTATCTGTGGTAGACCAAGGAACTCTTGCTTTACTTAATGAAATTAGCAAGAACGAGCTTGACACTACTGTTATTGAAGCCGGAAAAATAGCAACAGGTCTTGTGGTTGCTAATTCAATAGTTGGTAATTCTATCACAGCTACCCAAATAGCAGCCAATACAATTACCGCAAGTCAGATAGCAGCCAATGCCATTACAACATCAGAACTCGCAGCCGGTTCAATTACTGCTGCAAAAGGGCAGATAGCAGACCTTGCTGTTACTACAATAAAAATTGGCGCACATGCAGTTACGATTCCTTTGTATACTTCAACAACAAGTGTCAGAAACGGAGCGCCCAGCAATTACGCCTGGGAAACTGTTTTATCTGCAACGGTCGCTCTTAGTTCGGCTGGCGAGTTGGCTGCTTGGGGTATGGTAGATTTAGAGTTTTGGGATAATGTTGCTTGGGGTGTGAGAATTTTAATTAACGGCACTCAAACAGGGATAGTAACCAATGGTGGTGGTATGCAAAATGCCGTGCCCGTAGTAGGAGCAAGAACATGTAATGCAGGTAATCGAACAGTTTTAATACAATGGTACGGCCCCACGACTCACATTCGATTTAATGCAGCGCACATGGTAATACAAGGAGCTTACAGATAATGGGAAACTTTACTGTTTACAATGCTTTTGACGAAATTTTAAGAACTGGTTCCGGGCCTGATGAGTGTATCCCATTACAGGCACAAACGGATGAATTTGTGATTGCTCAAACAGTTAACCCAGAAACTCAAAAAATAGTAGATCATCTTGTTTTTGATAAAACTCAAACAGAAATAGATGAATACCGGTTAACCCGACAACACATGAAACGCTTGTATTTCACAGGGGTTGAAAACGACAAAGAATTAAATCAAATTATTTCAGATCATTTTTACGCCTTGATTGATGTTGTTCAATGGCGAGTTGAAAACTATGCGTTATTGCGGAAAGCTTTTTATCCCCCGATTGACAATTTTAACGATGCTCAAGTTAAAAAGAAACACACAGATAAATATGGTGTGGAAGGTGCAGACCAAGAAGAATTGTATTTAATTGAATGTGAGGCAGTAAAACTTAGATTCCCAAAAGAATAACAAACATACTAAAGGAAATAAAATGAAAATCAAAAACAGATACTTTGAAATACTGTAGTAAGTATTACTTGTAGACAACCCTTGGTTTATCAGATACAATCACCCCAATCAGTAACTAACAAGGTGAACTATGACTGAAGATACAACTATAAGCACAGAGACAACTAAACTCCAGCCTACATGGGCGAATGAGCCTACGGTGGAGAACCTGAAACTTGACCTGGACAATGCAGATCAAGATCAGGATACACATAATTGGAATGTTGAAAGATGGCTCAACAACCTCATGGTTACTGGTGCTGCTAAACCCAAGACAATCAAAGGAAGGTCTTCCATTGCTCCTAAATTAATTAGGAAGCAAGCAGAATGGAGATATCCTGGTTTGTCTGAACCTTTTCTTAGTTCTCCTGATATATTTAATGTTCTGCCCACTTCTTCTGGAGATAGGTCTAGGGCACTACAGAACTCTCAGGTGCTGAACAATCAGTTTAATCATAAGATTGATAGAGTTGCTTTTATTGATGAGTACACTCGTGATATGATAGATATTGGCACCGTTATTTGTAAAGTGGGTTGGCTAACTGAAGAAGAGGAACGCACTACAATAATTCCTGTTTATCAGTTTACACCTGCAACTGATCCAGAACAGTATCAGCAAGTAGCCCAACAATACACACAACTTGCTCAATTATACACTGAGAACAAGGACCTCTTTTATGAGTATTCTAATCCTGGTATTGAGCAGGCTATCCAGATATTCATGACTACAGGTCAAATTGTTATTCCTGAGCAAGTAGGTGAAGAACCTGAAACAAAAATAGTTGAAACTGTTAATCAACCAACAGTAGAAGTATGTATATCAGCCAATCTGATTATGGATCCGTCATGTAATGGTGATTTAGATAAAGCTAATTTTGTTGGTGAGAAGTTTAAGTCAAGCCTCTCTGATTTGAAGAAGGACGGTAGATACACAAATCTTACTAAAATCAATGCATCAGATGTAGATCCCATTGCTAATCCGGATTATGAGGAAACCAAAGATGTTGAGTCATTTGGTTTTACCGATGAAGCACGGAAACAATTTGTAGTACATTCTTATTATGGTCATTGGGATATTGACAATTCTGGTATAACTAAACCTATTGTTGCTTTTTGGGTCGGAGATGTGATGATTAGATTGGAGGAGAATCCCTTCCCAGATAAGAAACATCCTTATATTAGTGTACCCTACATGCCCATGCGTAAATCACTATTCGGTGAGCCTGATGGTGAGTTGCTCTTTGAAAATCAACAGATTATTGGGGCAGTTACACGTGGTGCAGTTGATCTGATGGGTAAGGCAGCCAACGGTCAGACAGGTTTTAAGAATGGTTTACTTGATGTAACTAACCAGCGTAAGTTTGATCGTGGTGAACACTATAAGTTCAACTCCAATGAGGACCCAAGACAGGGAATTCACACACATACCTATCCTGAAATACCTGGTTCAGTATTTAACATGATCACCATGCAAACCAATGATGCCGAAAGTATGTCAGGTGTTAAGGCCTACAGTTCAGGAATCACTGGTGCTTCCCTCGGTGAGTCAGTAAGTAATGGTAGGAGCGCCCTTGATGCAGCTAGTAAACGTGAGATGAGTATTCTTCGTAGAGCAGCTTCTGGTATAGTCAAGATTGGGCATAAATTCCTTTCTATGAATGCCGAGTGGTTATCTGAAGAGGAGGTTGTCAGAATTACTAATGAGAAGTTCGTTACTGTACGTAGAGATGACTTGGCTGGTCACTACGATTTGACACTCACTATCTCCACTGCTGAGGAAGATAACAAACAGGCAGAGGAACTTGCCTTTATGCTCCAGACAGATGTCAATATGGACCCGGATATGCGTAAGATGTTATTGGCTGATATGGCTCGACTCAGGAAGATGCCTGATATGGCTAAGAAGATTGAAGAATATCAACCACAGCCTGATCCAAAAGCTGAGATGAAGTTTGAACTTGAGATGAAGCTACTTGAAGCACAGATTGCTAAAGAACAATCACTCGTTGCTAAACATCATGCTTCTGCAGAACTTAATGGAATGCAGGAAACCAGAGAGATTAGCCAGTCAGGATTGAATACCGCTAAGATAGCAACTGAACAGGCAAAAGCAAGGGATCTCGGTAGTACTGCAGATGGTAAAGATTTAGATTTTATTGAGCAGGAGGCAGGTGTACACCAAGAAAGAGACTTGCAGAAAATAGAACATAGTGCTAAGGTTAAGCCTAAAGAGGCATCTAAGCCTAAAACAAAAACCAAATAACCCAGGAGAACTACCATGTCAGAACTAACAGAAATTGAAGTAAGTGTTGATGAAGCCAAAGCAAAAATTAAAGTAAAAGACGATATGCTTACGCTACAGAAGAACCCGCTATTCAAAAGAGTAATGATGGACGGATATTTGAAAGATTATGCACTAGGGCTTGTCATGTTTAAGGCTTCACCGCCTGCTGCCAATGAACAAGCCCAGTCTCGTATTGAAGCTGAGTTGAACGGTATCAGCCGTTTTAACAACTTTATGAGGATGGGTATTAACGAAGGTCTTCGGGCAGAAGCAGACTTGGCCGATTATGAACTGGAACTTGTTGTAGCGGAAAGCGAGGAGTAAGCAATGTCTGATCAGGAAACAGATGTACTGAATATGTCCGATGAGGACTTCCTCAAACTGCCAGTTCCTGAACCAGTAGCGGCAGAAGGGGAAATTGATCCGGAAGTTGGCAAGATTGCTGATCCCGATAAGGACGCAGTCATTGTCCCTGATGTGAGTAAAGAAGACGAGATCAAGGTAGAACTTGACGTGAGTAAAGAGGACAAAGATGTAGTCATAGACCCTGTAGCAGATCTAAAGGGTAAAGTAAAAACAGATGACTCCGACGTCTCTGTTGTTGTCCCCGATCCAAAAACAGAGGAAAAAGGGGCTATTGATTATAAGGCCGAGTACGAGAAAATGCTCGCTCCCTTTAAAGCCAATGGTTCAGAGATGACAGTTAAGAATGGTGAGGATGCACGGACCATGATGCAAATGGGTGCCAATTACCATAAGAATATGGCTGCACTTAAGCCGCAGAAAAAGATTCTGAAGCTTCTGGAAAAAAATGGTCTAATGGACCAGAGCCAACTGAATTACTTGATTGACCTCAATAACAAAAACCCCGAGGCAATCACGAAGCTTTTAAAAGATAGTGGTATGGATCCTTTAGATATTGTAGAAGATGTCAAAAAGGACAGTAACTACTCGCCAACCCAACGTGAGGTTAGTGACACAGAGATGGCATTAGAGGGAGTACTCGAAGACATTCGGTCAACCCCTACTTACAGCCGAACTCTCAATATCATTACCAAAGAGTGGGACGACACAAGTTGTGATGCGCTTGCTACTACGCCAAATATCATTAAGACGATCAATGGGCATGTGGAGAGTGGTATTTTCGATAAGGTCACAGAGGCAGTTGCATATGAGCGTAGCTTAGGACGGTTATCCGGCGTTAACGATTTTGAGGCCTACAAGCAAATGGGAGATGTCCTTGAGCAGGCAGGCGCATTTTCACAACCAACCGAATCCGAACCGAAGACAGCGATCATTAAAAAGACTGAAAGTTCATCAAAGACAGAACTTGAAAGGATTGCTAAGAAGAAAGGAGCTGCGCCCGTGAAGATTGTAAAGGCCCCAGCAACGACTAAGCATAAAGATCCTTTAGATATGTCTGATGAGGACTTTGCCAAACTCGATAAGAAACTATTTCGCAGTTAACCCTAATTGAAGGAAAAGACAAATGGTAGCAATTTATGGTGATGGATCCAATAGCTCTATTGGAGTACAACTAACCGAGCATTATTGGTGGAAGAAAGCCCTTATTGATTTGGTTAAAGAACGGTACTTTGGCAACCAGGCCAGTACTATCAATATGCCCAAAAACATGGGTAAGAAGATTAAACGGTATCATTATCTGCCCTTGCTGGATGATGCCAATGTAAATGACCAGGGTATTGACGCCAATGGTGTAACCGTAGATAACGATTATGTGGAAACCTCTATTGTTGTTAGAATGGTTGACGGTGCAGTTCCTGACATTCCTCCTTACTATGGTCCTGCTTCTGATTTTGCCGTGTATTTTGTCGGTATTGGTGCTACTGCAGAAGATGCAGAAGATGACGCTGCTGAAAAGCTTCGTCAGTTCTTTGTTGGTACTGTTGCAGGTGGTGGACTTGGTTTGGTAGCTGCTGATGAAGCTGCTGTCATTACCGCAATGGCTCCCGCCGGTGGTGCCTATATACTGGGTTTCCGGTTCTTTAATACCGATGGTGACGAGATTGCAACTACGGCTACTCTTAGCGCAGTAGCAGTTCCGCATTCTGGTAATCTTTATGGTTCCAGTAAGGATATTGGTACTATTGCCGGGAAAATGCCCACATTGACTGAGGTTGGTGGCCGGGTCAACAGGGTTGGTCATAAGAGAATTGACTTGGAAGGTACGCTTGCCAAGTTTGGTTTCTTTGATGAGTATACTCAGGAAAGTCTGGACTTCGATACTGATGATCAGCTTCTTTCTCATATCTCACGGGAAATGCTTCGTGGTGCTAATGAGATCACAGAAGATGCCCTTCAGATTGATTTACTCAATGGTGCAGGTGTTATTCGGTTCTCTGGTGCTGCAACTGCCTTAACGGCTATGTCGGGTGTGGCTGCTTCTTTGACTGAGGTAAATTACTCTGATCTGAGTAAATTGTCCATTTCCTTGGATAACAACAGATGTCCCAAAGCAACCAAATTGATCTCCGGGTCAAGAATGGTTGATTCCAGGACAGTTGCTGCTACCCGGTTGATGTATATTGGTTCCGAAATGCAGACTACTTTCGAGAAGATGAAAGATCATTTTGATAATGCAGCATTTATCCCTGTACAAAACTATGCTGCTGCTGCAGACATTCTTAATGGGGAGACCGGTACTGTTGGTCACTTCAAAATCATTGTCGTTCCTGAGATGATGCATCATGCAGGTATTGGTATTGCTGAAGGTGTAAATGCTGGCTACCGTGTAACTGGTGGTAAGTATGATGCGTATCCCATGCTAGTAATCGGCGATGAAGCCTTTACTACAATTGGTTTCCAGACATCTGGTAAATCTGTGAAGTTTAAAATCTATCACAAGAAACCGGGTGAGGGCATGGCAACCAGGGAAGATCCTTACGGTGAGCTTGGGTTCATGAGCATCAAGTGGTATTATGGTTTTATGCTTTTGCGCCCCGAACGCCTCGCGGTGACCTGGTCTGTCGCACAATGGTAGAACTAACTTGACACTCTGTGTTGAGTAGATAATTAATGTATAATCCCTCCCCTGGAAATTAGGGGAGGGAACTTTTAAACCTGGAGATTAAACCATGACCGATCCAAAAGATAATGCAAGTCCCTTTGATGTGAATGCTGATGATGTGCTGGAACCAATTAATGAGTTGGACTCTCTGAAAGCACGAGCAGCTACCATGGGAATTTCTCATCACCCTTCCATTGGAGTGGACAAGCTGAAAACCAAAATTAATGCATCCCTTAAAGGTGAACCAGATCCTGATGAAGTGGTACTCGAACCTGAAGTACCTCTTAAAGGGAAACCCGAACCTCTGGCCAAAACGGCTAAAAGGACCCGGAGTAAGAAAGAATTGACTGCCTTATATCACACCAAACTCCGCAAAGATGCCAACCGACTTGTCCGTATCAGACTTACGTGCATGAATCCTGACAAGACTCAGTGGCCCGGCGAAGTAATTGATGTGGGTAACTCAGTTACTGGTTCAATTAAGAAGTTCGTTGATTTTGAAGCAGAAGAGGGCTACCATGTTCCATACATGATCTATGAGGCACTGGTTGATCGTAAGTACCAACAGCACAAAAAAGTTAGACTGTCTAATGGGGCATGGGGGATCAAGTCTGGATTAGTAAGAGAATTTTCAGTGGAATTGCTCACTCCCTTGAAGAATATTGAGATGCAGGAGCTGGCTACCCGACAAGCACTTAATCATAGTATTGACGTATAAGGATAAAAAATGACACTTACACGTATTGTTAATACACCTGTTTTTGATAACCTGGCAAATGCTGTTAAAATTATTGATTCTCCGCATTCAAAAGTACATGACGGATTTGCTTTTCATGTCAGTGCATATGACGTTATTTTAGATGCTGATGATGTTCTCAGTATTACGTTTAAGATTCCTAATATCTCTACAAAACGTATGCACTTTACAGCCAATGGTGATTGTACTTCTGGTGCGTTGTTCGAGGTATTGGAAGGCCCTACTATAACTGGATCTACTGGTGTTAATAAAACCATTTTAAACAGGGATCGAGATAGTGAAAATCAGTCAATGGTGCTGTCCATGAATGCTACAGCCAATACTGTTACCGTAAACGCTACTGTAACTCATGATGGTACTATTATTGAAGCTGTACCACTATCTGCTGGTAAATCAAAGATAGTTGGCCAATCTCGTGGTGAAGAAGAGTGGTTGCTGAAAACTAATTCGTTATACACCATAAGAATCACAGGTTTAACAAATGGTGGTATAGCAAGTATTAATCTAAATTGGTACGAGCACACAAGTATACTCAGACCAATAGGTAATTAACCATGACAACTGATATCGATAAAATCCTACTGACCGATAGTGCCACACTTAAGGCACCTGATGTTGCTCGGCTTACCACACAGAGCTTAGCAGGTACAGGAGTTTTTGATATTTTGATGAAGACTACTAAACTGCACCTTATGGAGGAGTACACCGCTAACCGAATTACGGGTGAGGAATACACTACAGTATATCTTGGTGCTCTTAATAGTGTAATGTCTGCATCAATTCAGTTCCTCTTAAATTTTCAACAGGAAGAGAAGATCCAATCTGAAATTGCTCTTGTTAGGCAGAAGACAGTTACTGAATTAGCTAATACAGACAACGATATACCATTGGGTCTTGGCTTTAATGGTGATGCAAACATCGAAGGTCTTGTTGCATTGCAGAAAGAGAAATTGGAATTGGAGAAGGATTTAGCTTCTGCACAGATTATTCAGTCTACTCGTGACGGAGCGTTAACCGGACAGAAGATCGTTACTGAATTGGCTCAAACATCTGACAATATCTCACAAGCTGGCCTCAATGCCATGGGTTATAATGTTGAGGTTTCTGTTGAAGGTGCAATGCGAGCACAGATTGATAAGGCTGCTAAAGAGACTATACTGCTTGAACAGAAAGTGGCTACTGAGGTTGCTCAGACAAGTGATGTTAAACCTATTACATTAGGGGAAATGGATAGCACTACCTTAATTGATGGTTTAGCTAAAACAGCCAGAGAGAAAGCAGCCGCTGAGGTTACTCTCCTTTCCCAGAAAGCAAATACTGAATTGGCTCAAACAGGCGACACAATGAAGATGGGTGTACCATATTTAAACGCAGCTACTGCTGTAACAGGTATGATAGGTAAACAGAAAGCACTTTACCAGGCACAAGCTGATGGCTTCAAACGAGATGCTGAACAGAAGGCTGCTAAGATCCTTACTGAAGCTTGGTCAATTGATGCATCATCTGGTGATGCTACAAGGAATGGTACTAACCAGTTGGATGACACTGATGTGGGTTCTTTAATTGGTCAATTAAAAGCAGGTGTTATAGCTTAAACTGTAACAGGGGATCAAGTGATCCCCTACCATCAATGAGGTGCTCATGGGCATATTTAGTAGGAAAACAAATATCTATGTTTCTTCCATGACATACCAATTGGGGGAAACCGATCCAGATGCTTTAGCTACTAATACCTTTTTAGCTATATACACCCAAACACCATTAAGTGCTATGCTTAAAAATATGGCCCTTAATGGTATGGCTAATAAGGTCCGTCAAGTTAGAGAGTACGCCAAAGAAGAGTATACTTTAGGATTACCTTCGGGTAGCTTTAAGACTCTTATACAAGCCAGCGATTCTGAGCTATCTACGATAATTGCTGCTAATATCGGTTATTCTCCCGGTGTGGTGATAGAGCATAGTTCGGTTGAACCACTCATTCCTTTTCATTTTGTACGAGAATACCTCCTTATTAATCGTGATTGGGATCTTATAGAAAATCGTATGGGTATATTCCCACCTGCTACATTACCCTCGGGACCAGCTTCAGCCAGTCGTCCAACTACCCATACCTGTGAACTAACAGATATCGAGCCTACTTCGGATGGTACGGAAGTAACCATCATATATACTATAAAATCTTATCAGACTGTCTATTCGCTTAGGTGTATTCATTTTGGCCCTGGTGGTTACATATGGGATTGGTACCCAACATTATTCAACACACAAGAAGTGACTGAGGTTTTACCTATACCAACAGGTTACACCTTAAGTGCAGAATACTACATTGTTGTTTACAAGAAAGTAACTGTAGACGGCTTTGACCCCATTGGATATACTTGGTATTATCATATTGGTGATAACATTTACCCAGCACTGGAAAAAGAACAAGATACTGTAGACACATACTCTGGATTACCTGTAGTACCCTTACGATACAATAATGTGGATATGACTTCAGTAGCCAAACAGGATACAGATCTGTACATTACCAGTGCTAAACTAATAGGTAAGCTTGGTTTAAACATAAACGATATCTCTGAAAAGATTAACGAGAGCCCAGATGTTGCTGAGATAGACCATGCATATATTATGTTTGGTATCGATATGCAAACAGTGGCACAAAATAGTATTGCTTATTTAGTTTACTTTTTTGATAAACTTGCTGATGAGGCAAGAACATCAAGGATTGACCGTGCACATGCATATTTGACGAGTGGACTCACTGTAGTTTCAGGTTCATATGGATCTGTTAATATTAACGATCCTTCAGCAACCAGTACATTTTCTTTAACCGAGCATGGATTGGATATCCAGGTATCATACAATTGGGTTACATCTGAATTACGAGAAGGGCGTATTGGTAATAAGGGTTTTGCCACCAAAGAATACATTCGGCAAGATCCGGGAGAGGCTTACACAACGTATTCTTACATTGGTACTGATATCCGCACGGGGTTAGAGAAAACTTACACAGGGAAGTCTTACTACACTTGGGAGAAATCCAGGCTTATCCTTAAATTACAAATCACTGATAATATTTACCAGTATGTAGAGGTTGAGGGTTTACGACAGGATAACCGTGTTTATACTGGTATGGATATCAGTACTACTCTCACGAATGTAATAGATGATCCTGATGAGCATAATTTAATTGTTCCTATTGACTACAATATTGCAATGCAACTTGGTATACTGGATAGGAACGCTTTGTATGAGGAATCACTGCAGTTGGTTATGAATAGTGTCAAGTTTGTTAAAGAGAAGTGGTATCAGACTGGTTGGTTTAAGATGGTATCTTTTATTGTTATGGCAGTTCTTATATACCTTAGTAAGGGTACTTTAGGTCCTTACCTTATGGGGATCTTTAAATCACTTGAAGCTTTTGTAACATTTGTACTTATATCAGTGATAGGTGGCTATGTCATGAAGAGAGCTTTCTCATGGTTGGCATCACAAATAGGCGCAGAATGGATGGCCGTTATTGGTGTTGTAATTGCTGCTGTTTCAATTTATTTAGGTTATGCTCATCCAATGATTCATTCTATGACTACATCTCAAATGTGTCTTAAGATGTCAATAAGTATGGTTGAAGCTGGTACAGAAGAACTAACCAGTCAAATTGAAAACATTGGGCAAGAGTATGAACAATTCTTGTTAACATCTTCGGAGCAGATGGAGAAATTGGAAGCTGCTCAGGAACTATTACAAGTTGACCCATTAGGAGCAGATCTATTATATGCTCAAACACAACAGTTTGATGTACACCCATTAAGTAATGATCCAGCTATGTTCTTTGCATTAACAATACATACAGGGAACATTGGTACTATTGTATTAGACATCATCCCACAGTGGCACACTGTACAGACTACATTACCTACTACACGGACTACATTAGGTATGGGTAGTTACAGTCCTACTGCTTTAGCATAAAAATGTCTTTCGTATAAGAGTATAACAATATATAATAAACAAAATTTTAACAGAGAGGTAAACGATTATGGGTTTTATGGGGCAAGATTATCAACCGACATACGGTAAAGACTTCCTATCAGGTTTAGGCAATCGAAGTAGTTTTATGGATATACCCTATGAAGATTATGCAAAACTGACTATACCCAGTTTGGGTAGTGGCAGTGAGACATACCCTGGAAGTGATTATACTTTTGGGCAAAATGCTGGGAATAGTTTCCAAATACAAAACCTTCCTTCAGCACAAAGTCCTTCTTCTATTAGTTTCATGGATAAGTATCTTCCGGGTTTTCTGGATAAAACCAATCAAAAGACCGGTATGACCACACAAGGTTATGGTAGTTTTGGCCTTGGTGCATTACAGGCTGGTGCTGGTTTCTACCTGGGTAACCAACAATTAGGTTTAGCTGAAGACCAGTTTGCTGAATCTAAACGCCAGTTTGGTGCAAACTTTGGTGCCCAGGTTCAGAACTACAATACTGATATCAAGGACAGACAAGATAGAAGATACTCCGGTGCTGGTGGTAGTGCTGTAGCTAATAACCCATATGAGACTACTGCCACTTACATGGATAAAAACAGGCTGGTGGGCTAATGGGAATCCCTATTACATGGAAAAATGTCGGGGCAACCGTAAGTGGTAATACCGCCGGTGAGACTATGGAAGGTGGTGTCAAAACTGTCATGGGTGCATTTGATCCTTTAAACCGATTAAAGAAAGAAGCTCAAACCATTTCAGATCAGAACGAAACTCAGGTTGGTGTAAATCTGAACCAAGCAGAGCAAGATAGGGTTAATCAGATTGACTCCCTTACAGAGTACAACCAGATGCGTAAAGCAGGTGCATTTGACCCTTCTGCAGGACGGGAGAGGGTTGGCTATCAGTTTGACGCTGCTGGAGCTAAAGCAGCGCAAGAAGGTCAACGTGACATCCTACGACAAGCTGCTGGTGAGAGTGCTATGGTTGCTGGTAATCTTGCAGGTGATACAAGTCTGTCTGGTCTTGATGCTACTGAGGCATATGCTGCAGACCTAAGAAGGCAAGGTGCAAGTGAAGATTACATCAGAACAGCCAGTGCAGATTATGATACCAAGAATGCTTTAAACAAGGCTCGGTATAAAGAGGCCAAAACAGAGGAATTGGAGTCTTTACTACTTAATACAAAACCTCTTAAGACACCGGGAGAGATTCAAACGGCCAGGGATAATGCAGAAAGAGATGGATTCAAGGGTGACCTTGATGCCTATCAGGCAGCTCTTACTAAGGAGATGAAAGGTAATAGAATTGAGGGTGATTTTCAAAAAACAAAGCGTGAAGAGGCTAACCAAGAGCAGTATAGTGCTGGTGTTATGACTGCTATTGGGAATGGCGAAGATCCCCGTAAAGCAATAAGGAACTGGAGTAAAAAATCAAATCTTACTGGTAAGCAAGCAATGCAGGCTACAACTGACACACTGAATTATGTTGAACAACAAAAATCACTTGATGGTGCCCAAGAAGGTGTTTATACTCAGCTTAAAATGGAAAGTACTTCTGCACTTAATCAGAGACAAGTTGCTGGAGATACTCACATTGGTACCCTTCAAAAGAAGTTATCTGGCATTACTGGACTTGATGACAATGTTATCCGTTTTGCCGAAGAAGCCAGTATAAGAGATGGCGGCATGGTTGGGACAATTATGAGCAGCCTCACTGATACTGGTATGGAACCTTCTGATTGGTGGTCTACTTTAAAAACAAGCCCAAGCACTGTCAGTGCGATACTTAATAGAAAGTACCAGCAGATAAGGAGTATTCCCGGAATTAATGATGTGAAAGCATCTGCCCTTCTTTGGCAAGCTTACCAAGATTCCGTTGGCGATAGCTATGGTTTTGGTGGCGCAAAAGGTGTTGCTGCTAAATCTTTGGATGCCACTGTCCTATCTCGTATTGAACTATACGACAATGGTGAAGGTCTTAGAAATCAAATAGTCACAGATACTGCTTCCCTGGAAAAAGAGTTAACAGAAGCAGCAATTGATTATAGTGGTTCATTGATTGAATGGAGACAAAAACAAGGTACTGGCAATCTTACGAGTACACCAAAAGTAGATAGCAATTCTTATGCACAACAAATAAAAGCTGGTATGTCAGAATTCTCAGATAAACCTTCTCCTACTCTACAGCGGGAAGAGACAAAAGTTGCTGAGGCTAAAATAGAAGCACGGATTGCCCAAGAGAAATTAGACAAAGAAAAAGCTGAAAACCTTAAAACCGAGAAGGCTAATAAGGCTGCCTCAAATAAGTTAAGAGAAGAAGCTAAAGGAGAGTCACTGGGGAATGTTGGTAAGTTGAAACTTCCTGTTTTTAAAACTCCAGAAGGTGACAGAGTTGAGGATCGTAATGGGGTAATGCGCCCTCTCACGGAAGCGGAAACCCAAGAGTTATTTCCGCAGGTATACAAGCAGCTTGGTGCCAAATTTTATGATAAATTAATAGTTGAGTAACATAGGATAAAACATGCCTGATAGTACACTTACCCAAGAGAAAAAGTCCAACCTGCACAAGGCTGTTGTGGCTAAAGAAAATGTGCTTAATCAGAAAACTTTAGAAAAGCAGGGTAATACTGTTACCAATAATATGTTAAATAAGTTGCAGCAGGAACAAAAACTCCTTCTTGCTGAACCACAAGATTCAACTACCTACCTTGAAGATTACGATGAAAATGTGGCTGAAGGTTTTTATCGTGGTGGTAAAGAAGCAGTTGAGGGCATGGGCAATCTTGGATTTGGTGTAGCAGCCGGAGTTGGTGCAATAGGAGAAAGTGCATTTGGTGAGGGGGGATTCTCTACCCAGCTCAAAGAGGCTGCAGTTGAGAAGTATGTGCAGGGTCAGCAGAAAATGACTAAGAACGCTGAACTTACAGACTCCTTTACATATTCATATGATCAGGCCAAACAGGGTAACATAAAAGCTCTGTTTGATTGGACAATACATGGTTTAGGTTATACTACAGCTCAGTTGGCCACTATGTTGATGGGAGCTGGTGTCATAGGAAAAGGTGTAGAGCTTACTGGTAAAGGTGTCATTAAACGGGCACTGAGTGGTATGGTTGATAAAGAGGTCAATCGTATGGTGGCTCAGGGTATAGTAAGGGGTGGTCAGCAAGTAGGCATTGACATATTACATAAACAAGCTGTAGCCACTGTCACTAAACAAATCGGTATGCATGCTGGTATGGCTTCCATGGGTACAGGTATGGAGTTTGGTGAAATTATGGGCGGCCTGGCTGAGCAGTCTACACAAAGACCAGAAGGTGAACAGGTTCTTTCTGGAAAAGAGATCGGTAAAGGTCTTCTTGCTACTGGAGCTGCTGGTGCTGTTGAATATGCTGAAACACTCTTAGGTCTAAAAGCACTCAAAGGTAAGCTCCCAGGAGTATCTGGAAATACAGTAAGTGGTATGAAAGGTAGGGCACTTCGAGCAGGTATATCGGCTGGTGAAGTTGCACCTGCTGAAGGAGTTCAAGAGTACGTGCAGACTGGTCTTGAACAATGGGGTCAAGGCCAAGATCTGTCCACAGAAGAAGCTAAAAGAGAGCGTGTTGATGCTGGCATGCTTGGTACGCTTAGTAGTGGTTCTGCTGCTGTAGGTGGTGCTGTATCCAGTTCAACTAATGAGCAAGTCAAAGCAGCTCGTAAAAAAGCCAATAAGAAACTAAGTACCCCTGAGACTGCTTTTGGTTATAAAGATAAAGTATCCACGGTTGCTGAATCCGGTAATACTTCTGAGTACACTGATCCAAAGAAAGACACATACTCCCCTGGTATTGCAGTAGCTGGTCTTAAAGAGCAGAACATGGCAGAGGGTGCAACTACAGCTAAGAAGGTTGAAACTTACGATGAAGCTGCAGCAATTGTTGACACAATGAAGACTGAGCTTAATTCAATCAAAGAAGAGTTTGCCATTATAGAAGCAAAAGGTGATAATTTAAATGAAAAAGACTCAGAGAGAGTGGAGTATTTAATGAGTAGGTCAGATGCCCTATTAACTCTTGAGCCTAAGCTTGATAAGATGCTGGAAAGCATGAAAGCTGACAAGACCAAGGCTCCTGAATTAATGGAGCAACTCCGGACAATGGTAAAGGAAAGCAATGATGAAGGTGCAATCAATACTGTAAAGGAAATGTTTGGTTCCCATGGTGGGGCATACCTTGGAAAGGAAGACAGTATTGCCCTGGATGACATTATTGGTAAACCTGATATTGCTCCCGAAGTGAGAGAAACTCTTAAGCAAGCCAAAGCATACATAAATTCGTCTACCATTGTACAGAAAGCAAGTGGTAAAAGTATGGCTGCCGTTTCACAGGGTATTAAAGAAGGTGATAAACACTTTGTTGGTACTGATCAGTACATGCAGGATATTGGTTCAGCTCCCACCGCCAAAGTAGCAAATGCTAAGTTGGCCAAACTAAAAGAATTTGCTAGTGGTATACAACTTAAGGCTGAAACCTTTCAAACTATTTATGACAGTGAGCATG